TAGTCTTGTCTAATCTTATCACAATGAAGACTAGACTCACCACCAGTAACTTTGACTTCAAAGTCATCAGCTAATGGTAGAGTAATAAGTAACTTAATCAATTCATCAAAGTATGTAAAGCCTCTAGTACGTTCTTTAACATCATGCTTCTGGAAACAGTAAACACAATCTAAATTACAATACTCAGAGACTTTATATACTAAAGCATCAAATCTTTCAAACATTTGATGACTCCTTATATAATTTATCATAAACTGCTAACTCAGCATGTCTAAGATTACATTGTTGATATAATCTATTCTCGCTATCTTGAATAGATTTATGAGAACAACAATCTTCACATAGCTGATTATCGCAAGTTGCACAATCTAATTTAGATCTATCTATCATATATCCTTCTTGGAATTTATTATACAGATTTGGTAGATCTTTGTAATTAGATAAGTCAATAGATACTTCATCAACAATATCACCACCGAAAGATAATGGACACATAGTCATCTTACCATGTAAATCTATAGCTAATGAAGTTCCATATTCACATAATCTTCTAGGATTCTTAAACTGTAGATACTTATTGACATTATAGATCTTGAAATCAGATCCTTCAAAGTAATCTAAAGTCTTTTCTAATTGTTTAGTGAATTCATCAATATAATCATAATGTCTATATTTATCAAAGCTATTCACTGTATAGTATTCTATATTCTTAAATCCAAGTTCATGAATGAACTTGAAGGTATCAAACATATTTTTTACATTCTCATGTAATGCATATCTAATAATGATCTTATTACTATAGCGAGAGTCTGCTAAGATCTCTAGTTGTTTAGTCATATCAGTATACTTCAATGGTTTAAATACTCTAGTTGAGTTTAGTCCATCATATGATATACTAATCATAGTCTTATTAGATCCAATATAATCAAAGACATCAATTATATTTTGTGCATGAGATCCATTAGAGTAAAGTCTATATAGAATTTCTGTTTCAGAAAATCTATTAATTTTACTCAATTTCTTTACAGCATTATAAATGTATTCTACAGTCTCATCTAAAAATAGTTCCCCTGTAGTCAAACCAACAGTAAGTTTATCTGCTAGTTTTACATTCTTTAATAACTCATATAAATCATTCCATCTATCAAACTTCTTTGGTTCATTAGTATTTCCTCGCAAATAGCAATAGGCACAAGCCATATTACAGACTTGTGCCACATCTAATTCTAGAGTTGATAGAGTAAAATCATTTATTGTCTTTAGGTTCATCTTCTGACAATTGTACATATGCTTCACTTAATCCATTCTTATAGATATTATAATACCAAGCTCTAAATGCATATAGAGAAATACCGTTATTAGTAAACCAGTCATCCATATGCTTAGTTAATCTATTAAAGGATAGAGTTGTTTCCAAATTGGAAACTTCTAGTCCTTCATAGTCAGGTTTCAAGATAAACTCTTTATCTTGTGGATTAATATTGATTTGTCTTTCACCAGCACGGTTAAAGAACTCATCAGAAAGTCTTAAGTATCTACGTAAGATTGCACAGAAATTAGGTGCCATAACTTTATCATAGATGATAAGAGTACGATATAGTTTTTCTGGATGAAGTAAAGCTAATTCGATCCAATCTAATACATCGTTATATTTATGAATAGCATCTACCCACTTACGTGCAGCTACAGCTAATTCAAATTTCTTATCTAAGATGCCAAGTTCATTGATAGAAGTTCCTTTGAAGTCTCCATCTTCGAATTCTTCTGGAATCTCTAATTGTTGAACCGCATCATATATTAGTTTATCATTATTAACAAACTTAAATGCATTAGTTAAAGAGTGATCTAAGATTTCAATGAAACAGTATTTAAGAATATTTGGTTCATGTACAATAGTCTTAAAGTTTTCATATAAACGTTTTAATAGATCTACTACTTTAATGATGAATGTAGCATCTCTTGGAGCTTCATACATTGCATATCTTTCAACTTTAGAGTTGATATATTTAAGATGAATGTAATCAGAGAAGTTATTACGAATCTCTACTGGTGTAGATTCATAAGTTTCTACATAAGTCTTTTGGAATTGTGGGAATGTATAATCATCATAAGAGCAATTGATTAGATAAGACAATAAATACATTGTAGTTTCTTCATCATATTTCTTACGATCATCATAATAACCAAGTAATTCATCTTTATCAGATTGCATTAAAGTAACGTGTAGCTGTAATGCATACTCTGGACATTTTTCATTAACCAATTCAGTCAATGTATTAACGTAGTAGTTATAGATTTCTTTGTCTGCTTTAGCATTAGTATCAAACATAACTACATCAAGTAATGTACCGACTTTGGAGAATCTATCAGTAATGATTTCAGTCAATTCATTAAATCTAGGCTCATCTTTTAATACTTCATATATCCGTTCAGGAACGTAGTTAAGCATTAGTATTTCACCTCCGAATGATACTCAGCTTGATAAGCTTTATATCGTTGTATAATTTCATATAAACGTTCAGTCTCTTCTTCATTCAAAGAGTCTAACCATTCTTTAATTGTGTCATAGTATACATGCATCATGATACAAGTAGATTCAAGGAAGTTATATTCCCATTCATCTCCAAATTCTAAGTAACGTTCATATCGGCAACCACCATCACACATGCAACGACATTTACAATCATCGCACTTAGGATTCTTACATGGTTTTTGAAGTAGTTCATCACCGAATTTCTTATCTTCTTGAGATAATGCAGTACAATAAGATTCCCATCCACTTGGAGTAATAACTTTATACTTACCAGCATCACAAGAACCAAAGTATCTATCATTTTGAATGACTGCAATGATTCTATTAAGATGATCCATATACATCTTATCTAATGTAAAGGTCTTCTTATATTGCTCTTTAAATACATCTAAGAAGTTATCTGTATATAAAGATCTATGAGCTACTACGAACTCACCAGATACACCATATTTCTTGAATTCCATAAATTGTTTATGGATTTCTTCCATGAGATGAACGTTCTCATTACCTATAACACATTTGATATCAAATTTCAATCCACGTTCAATAGCATACCAGATATTTTGGTATACATTAGAAGCGATAGATTTACCACATGTATCAACACGATTCTTATCTGCGAAACCATCCCATGATAATTGAATTTCATTCATAGGATATTTCTCATTAAGATCTATAAATTCTTTAAAGTTAACTACAGTAGAAGTTACTATTTGGAATTTAAGTTTTCCATAGTATTTCTCCATAGTCTTTTCGATAAGATCAAGACACAAAAGAGGTTCGCCTCCGAAGAATAAAATCCTCGAAGGCTTTTCTGTTTGTATAATTTGATCTATCTGTTCAAATGTCATTGTTGCAGGGTTATCTCGTCCTTTGATGTAGCAATACTCACATCTATTAGGACAAGCTTCAGTAAGCATTAAATATATCTCTTTATACATTATTCATTTTCAGCAGCTGCCATTGCTGCTCTTTCCTCTTCAGTTAAACTATTTAATTCATCTTCATTAACTTCAAAGTTTGAAGGTAATGGTGGAATTGATGGTACAGTCGGTTGAGCTTCAGATTCCGTACTTGGAGTTGTAGTCTCTGTAGTTGGAGTAACTACTGGAGGTACAGGGATAGGTGGAATTGGGGGGACTGCAGGAGTTTCAGTAGTACTTGGAGTAACTACTGGAGTGGTAGATTCAGTAATACGTTCTTCTTCATGTTTAATCAATTCTTCTGGACTCATTATAATATGACTACCTTCTTGATTATTAAATTCAGATAATCTAGCAAGATCTTCATCATTTACACTAAATCCTTCTGGAAGACCAATATTAACTTTAGGTACTTCTGGAGTACCGATAGCTTCACCAGTATTAGGTGTATCAAAGTTTCCAGGAATTGGAGCTGAAGTATTTTCTGGATGAGTAGCACTATCATAATCAGTATTCATTACAACAGTAGCTTCTTCTTCAGATAATCCATCTACTACCATCTTCTTACATTTAAGAAGCATTTCTTTATTACCAGCTAAGTCTTTAAGTTTATCAATATTATTTTGATACCAAGTATCTACATATGTCTTAAACTTATTCATAACTAGCTTATTAGCATAATCATCATATAGGGTATAATCTAAATCATCAGAGCTAATGAAGTTTCTATCTGAAGGTAAGATATTATCAAAGTTCATAAGGAACTGAGGATATAGTCTTTGAATCAAATAGAATCGTCTCATAGAGATGATAAACCCAGTGATGTTATTCTTATTATAATAACGCAAGGAATCAAAGAAAGCTTCTTTATCATCCAATGCTTTATCAAGATACTTGTATTCTTTATATACCCAATGGAAGAACTTAGGATAATCATTCAAATCAAAGTATGCTTCATATAGACGTTCAAATGTCCAGATAACACCAATTGATCTTAGTTTATTATCAAAGTCCATATTATCTACATTAGATAATTCTTCAACTTTAGCTAATGTAGTTAGACGTTGCTCTTTAGTCATTCTAGGAATGATATATTGTAGAGCAGCACATCTAACTTCAAGACGTAAGTTATCTAAAGTATCTTTAGAATTAATATATGATTGGATTTGTTTATAAACCTTAGACATATATTTTTCATATTCATCAAAGATATCTACATTACCAGAAGTAGAGATACGTAGACAGTATCTAATGCTACAGTAATTGAAGTATGCAGTATGAATATATTTAGGTAAAGCAGCTCTAACGTCTTCTTGTACTTCAGTATACATATTACAGAATAAAGCAACAAGAAGTTCATATTCTAGAGCACTTGATAATTTATATGAGATTGCCTTATCCAATAGGACGAATCTATCACGTAGATTCTTTACATTATTAAGCAATTCAGCAATTACATCATATGATTGAGTCTTAGTATAAACTAATAGATTATATAGAGACATATCAGTTGCTTTCAACTTAGTCTCTAATTCATCTATAATTTTACCATAGGCTTCAGAATGACTGAAATCATAATAAGATTGTAAGTCAGATTGGATTGTACTTGGGTCGTACATCTTCTTAGCTAGTGCATTGATTTTATCAGTGATACCGATAGATTTAGCAAACTCATACACTTCGTCTAATAAGAAGATTTTCATTACGACCAACCTCCACAGTTTTGATTATGGCAAGTATTATATTGGCAAGATTGACAACCAAGTTGGCAAGTTGCTTGACATGCTACTTGACAAGAAAGGATACAATAACCAGAACCATCAAAGTATTTATTCCAGTTACGGTTTAGATAGTTATTGATCTTATTATAGTTTTCGATAATATCTGTAAACTTACGATGAGTCAATAACTCAGTTGCAGCAAATTTAGGAATATCTTCTACATCTGGGATTTCATCTTCAAATAAAGTATGTGCATAGTTATAAGCATCCCAGTTAGCTTTGATCAATTTATTGAATTGGTCTAAAGTAAGTTTTTCATCAGTATCAGTTGTATTGATGATGCTCATGTCTTCTTTAAATAACTTCTCAGTTATATTTTGACCTTTCATTTCATAATAACGGTCAGGAAACATCTGAGGGTTATTACGAACTTTAACAATATCCTTTAATTCGGATACTTGGTATTTCAAACGAGTAGCTAGATAATTTACTTGATTGACAAACTCTTTATCTAGCGGTTTTTCTTTATATTCTTCACTAACAGCTGGGTCAGTGTATGAATATTTACCACGATTTGGCATTTGTTTCCTCCAATGTTTAAATTACTTATCTACGATGCTATCTAAGATAGCAGAAGACATAGATAATTGGAAAGTGAAATAGTCATTAAAGCTAGGAATGACATTACCCTTACAGTCTAAGTTATTATACATTTCTAAGAATCTGTCTAATTTCATCTTAAAGTCTAAGGAAGTAATATCAGCTGTCTTAACTTCAGTATCAAAATACTTCTTGAGTTTTAAGTTCTCAATAAGTACGTTTAACTTACGAGATCTAATATTCTCAGCAGTCAATAGTTTATCTCTAAACTTAAGAGCTGCTGGTACTAGAATCTTTTGAATCTTACAGTATGATTTAGTTGGAGTATAGAAGTCATGATTTTCAGTTAAGTTTTGGAAAGGACAACCAGACTTGCAGATATGACAAGGATATACATCCATATTCCAGTCAATACATACCCAGTATTTATTACCAATATGACACATCTTTGTATCAGATACTTCAGGTTCCATTGCAGTACCAATAATATCATCAATATGCTTGATATTAATATTGCGATTATTATCAGTATCATTCAAGATATCTACATAGAGTTCAAGCATCTTATTATAGTTATCTTCATAGTCTTTCAATGCTTCATCAGACCAATCTAAGTCAGATGCTGCAATTGGACAAATATTATTAATGCCAAGATCTAATAGCATCTTAACACTTTCAAACATGTATTTTGCACTCTCTGGAGTTACAGTCATACGTGCTTCAATAAGATGAGTTAGACCACGGTCTACCATCTTCTTAATATTTTTAACTACAGTATCAAATGAACCATTACCAGCATGATCTTTACGATGCATATCATGCATTTCCTTAATACCATCAATAGATACTAAAACAAATACATCATTATCATCAATATAATCAAGCATCTCATCTGTCATTTGCATCATATTAGTTGTAATACCCACTTGAGCATTATAATGCTTTTCATTGATATGATCAAGAATAGCTTTAATAACTTTCCAATTTACCATTGGCTCACCACCAAATAGATTATAAGTAAATCTTTGGTTTGGCATATTCAAATTTTTATTATAAGTACGATCAACGATCTCAATAGCAGTATCGACATCCATGTCTTTATCACCTTTAGATCGTTCAAAACAATAATCACAAGCAAGGTTACAACGATTAGTAATAATCATTGTAACCGAGTTTAGATCTTTGTATATTTCTTCAAATTGTTTCATTACGTTATCCTCTATTCTAACTTTAAAATACATATACTACAATGTATTTTGAACCCTAAAAAACTATCTTAGAGCTGCACCAGTCATTTGCCAACCATTGTCTGTATAAATATAGAGCATACGTTGTGCAGTATGATAGAAGAATTCTTTATTATTTTGAGGACTAGTTGGATATTCAGTACCAATAGTAATACGAATACCATTAATACGAATAGCACTATCTGCAGTAGCTGCATGAGTTGCTTCATCTGCAGTTTTAGCATGACCAGCTTCATCAGAGTAACCTGCACGATCAGCACGTAATGCTTTATTTGCAGTATCAGAGTAAGACAAAGCAGATGGTTGGTCTCTCAAGTCATTATAAGAACCACTTGTAGCTACAGCAGCTAAGCCAGTACGGAAGTTATCAAATACAGATTTATCTAATTTAGCATTTAATAATGTAGATAAAGATGTATCTGTACCACTAATCATATCTCTAATTGGACCAAGAGCTTTAGATAATTCAGAATCTGTATAAGATTTAGCATCATCTAATGTTTTATTCCATTTAACACGCTCTGCTGGTGTAATATGACGATCAGCATCGTTAACATGCGAAGTTAAATCAACAGCAAGTGCCTTTGCATTAAGTAGGTCAACAAGACTCGGTGCTAACTCCGCAATGGTAATTTTATTTTCTTCATTAAAAGTTCCCATTATGAACCTCCTTGTAAAGTATTATTTTGAATTATCCTAATGTTCTGGATAGGCGAAAATATGCTTATATCCCAGCCACATTCTATTAAATAAAGGAGGTACTAGTAATGGCAAAACGTATTGCTAAACAGATTACTAATCCTAAAGATATAGAATTTCTTTTAGGTATTACCGAAGAGGAAGGAACCAGATTATCCTTTATTATGGAAGTATTTGGTGAATTCAATGGTAAGGTAAGATTTAACACATATGACACATTTATTGTCCCTAAAGGAGCTTATGGTAAAGAAGGTAAGAAGAATAAAGATAGCTTCTTAACTACTGTAGGCATCTGGGTATTCAATAAAGTATTTATAGAAAATGAACTATTCGATTTATATGGATATATCAATGAGCCAATCAATAAGAAGATGGTTGGTAAGATTACAGATAAGATCGGATATGCTGTACTTGAAGAGAAAGTTCCTCTAGATGCATTGAAGAACTTCCTTATGAAAACTCAAAAGTTCATGCCTTATGTATCAGTATTAGCCAATGGCTATTCTATGAAGCTATTGACTATTACTAAAGTAATCAATAAAGCTAAAGCTGACTTAGTTAAGAAATATCGTGATAGATTAGATAAGAATGATCCCGATGCGGTTATTGCTATTCAAGATGAATTACTTAAACTAGCTAAAGAAACTCTTAAAGATGACGTTGGTATTGATACATATAACTCCGGTGCTCGTGGTAGCTTCAGCAATGACTTCAAAAACATGTTTATCATGAAGGGTATCACTAAGAATCCAGATCCTACAAAGGGTTACAATATCATCATGTCTAACTACATTGAAGGTATTGCTAAAGAAGAATATGCTGACTTTGCTAACTCACTAGCAGAAGGTCCTTACTCTCGTTCCAATAAAACAGAAGTTGGTGGTTACTGGGAAAAACTTATGTTGCCAGCATTCCAACATGTTAAAGTTGGTAAGAAAGGATCTGACTGTGGTACTAAACGTACAGTTACAGTTACTTTGAATGATAAGAATATCAAAGAGTATATGTACTGTAATATCAAAGAAGGCAATAAGCTAGTAGAGCTTAATACAGATAACTTAGATAAATATCTAGGTAAGACTGTGCAATTCAGATTTGCATCAATGTGTGAAGCTAAAGATGGTATTATCTGTAATGCATGTGCAGGTAATCTATTCCATAAACTAGGTATTACTAACGTTGGTGCAGCTATGCCTCAAATAGCATCTAAACTTAAATTGATTGCTATGAAAGCATTCCATGATTCTCAAGTTGTTATGACCAAAATGGACCCAGATAAAGCATTTGGGTTTGATAAATAAATAATACCATAATAACAAATTATTAGTATTAAATAGCCTATACCCATCTATCTGGGTATAGGTATTATTTTTCTCGAGGGGTGAGTATTAAATGATTATTTATTCTAAGAACCTTTTAAAAAATTTTAAACTCTTACGTGATAATGATATCCAGAAACGTCAAGTTATGATTGTATTAGATATCGATGATAAAACATATACACGCTTATATTCTATTTATCATAAACGTGCTATTACTGAAGCTAAGTATACTAGCAGTAAAGAATGGGTTAAATTATTCAATGAAGGTAATAGCATCTTCAAAATTATGAGTAAGTATCCAGAGATTACTACATTTGCTACTCTAGAACTATACTTCAAAAATCAATTCGTTGCTTTAGAATTGAATGAAACTGTAGAAAAATCTAATGCTAGATTCGTTGAATGGTTAACTGATGAATTCATTACTAAGAATCGTAAACTTAAAGATATTGCATCTGATAATGGATTTACAGTTAGAACTCTAAGATCTGCTTGTGAAAAATTTGGTGTTAAAAGATTCCATATTGAAAATCGTAAACCTGTAGTAAGAGAAGTACCATATACTACTATTGAGAAATATCCTTGTAACTTCTTGAAGAATCCTGAAAGTGTAGAGTTATTAAATAAAGCATATGCTATTCTAACTGAAACTAACAGTACTAAAGAATTACATGATAAACTTAATGTATCTCCTAGATATGCTAAACGTTTACATAGTGATTATAATATCTTTAAAGCTGATAAGATTCCTTATAGTAAGATTATTAAACTTATCCGAGAAAACCGTCTCACTTTGAGAGAAATCAATGAGCAATTGAAACTTCCTAAACGAGTTCAATTCTATCTCAATAATAATATCTTTGCATCATTGATTCTTAATAAATGCCCAGAAGATATTATGATAGAAGAAAATCGTAGATGTGTATTCCCTTCTATGTGTGGAGACTATACATATATCACTCGCTCTAAAGGCAGACCTAATATTAAATCTATGATCTCTATTTTAACTACAGCTGATCCAGATAACTTCCTTGATGATTTGAAGAAGATTAAAGTTATTATTGAAAATAAAGATCGTGATATAATTTTATCTAAACTCGGTTGTACTGAAGATGAATTAAAATCTCTTATGACTAAATATTATATAGATGAATATGTGGAAGGAGGAAATAATTAATGACAAGTATTAACAATCAAGTTTTGAAACTCTATACAGATGGAGTTTTATTAGAAGATATTCATAAAACTTTGAAGCTTCCAGTTAAAAGTATTGTGGATATTATTTTCAATGCAAGATCTAAATCTGCAAGCAATAATGTGAAATGTAAGAAAACTAACTGGTATGTCTATTTATGTGAGTTCCTATATGAAGGTAAATCACTTAAAGATATTGTAGTTGGTAGATCTATTACAATCGATGAATGTATTGAAATGATTTGTAATGTGATCAAAATGGATACAGTTCCTAAAGGTACTCGTGAAGATGTATTAGAAAAAATCTCTAAGGAGACTGGCGAATCTCCTAGTGATATTGCTAAACGTTTTGATGTACCTTATGCTAAAACTTTTGCGACTACTATTAAGAAACTCTGGAGATAACTGATATGGAATTGAATATAAGAACTACACAACCAATTGATACCGAATATGAATTTCAAACTAGATTAGAAATACTAGATTTGGATAAAGAACGTGAGAAAGGTATCGTATATGGTAGAGATTTCTTCATTAGAGATTCTCAGGCTATTAAGAAAGATATTAAATCTGATTCATCTATCTTCTCTAGTAAATATGGTGCGTCTATATTAGACCAAGATGCATTTAAAGATAGATATAGATGTCGTTGTGGTCATCTTAGAGGTGCATTATATAATGGCGAAGAATGTCCTACATGTCATGAGAAAGTTAAATATGTAGATGATGACTTTGGCATCTTTGGATGGATTGTATTGAGTGATAAATACTATGTAATCCATCCAAACTTATATGAAGTACTTAAAAGCTTCATTGGTGCTAAGAAGCTAAATGCTATTATCAAATATGATAAGGAAGCAAATGAAGATGGCTTCGTAGAAGATAATAAACCAATCAAAGAAGATCAACCTTTTGTGGGTATTGGTATGATGGAGTTTGCAGAACGTCTCGATGAAATTCTAGAATTCTATCATAATAAGACTAAGAGTAATCCTAAGAAGGTTGACTTATATAACCACTTAATGAAACACCGTGAGAAGATTCTAACTCATAGTATTCCAGTATATACATTATTCTTACGTATGGTAAATGTAGTTGGCGATCAATTTACATTTACTAAGAATAATAAGTGGTATAATAATATCGCTCGTAATGTATGCTTCGTTAATGATGAATCAATGGAAGTATATCGTAGAGTGAAAACTAAGAATGATATCTTATACGATATTCAAATGAGTATTGAAGAAGTATATAGTGTTATTCTTAATGACATGCGTGGTAAGAAAGGTGCGATCCGTTCAGTAATGGCTGGTCGTTATAACTTCACTGCACGTGATGTAATTAAACCAGATGAAACTTTAAGAATTGATGAAATTAGATTACCTTATGTAGCATTGGTTATTCTCTTAGAGCAAACTATTATAAACTTCTTAGTTAAGTCTCTAAGTCTATCCTATACTGATGCATATAAGAGATGGTTTAAATCTCAAATAGTTAAAGATCCATTCATCTTAAATATCATCAAGAATATCATTAACTCTAAAGAACGTGGTATTGCATTTATCATCAATCGTAACCCATCTATCAACCATGGGTCATTGTTACAAATGTATTGTGTTGGAGTTAATGAAGATGACTTCACTATGTCTGTACCATTACAAATCCTTAAGATGTTAGGTGCAGACTTTGATGGTGACTGTATGAATATTATGTATATCATCAATAAAGAATTCGAGGCTAGAGCTTGTAAAGTTCTTAATCCACGTAATGCTATGATGATATCTCGTAATGATGGTAAGTTTAACTCTGCAGTTAACCATTTTAAAGATACTTATGTAAATCTAAACAGTCTTATCTATGTAGCTCGTGATGCTTATAGTGAGTCTGAACTAGATAATATACGTAATTTACAAGCTATGAAATAGTATCATCCTCTGGTTATATATTATAACCCTGAAGGAGGATGATATAATATGGTTCCAACAAACCAAAGATGGGCGTTTATATTCGAACGACCACCAGACAACCAAGGAGTTAGAGCTAACGGGTCGGCTCAACTCCTAATAAACGTGGTGAATGGCATAATACGACCATTCACCATACTTGACTCGGTAGTAGAGGATAATCTAATAACATACAGGTTAATACCTGATGAAGGTTATAAAGATGATCCGCAGCTGGAAACCGAACTGATGCCAATAACTGATGATCAGTTCGGATGCATTATTATCGAGGAGGTGACCAACATGGGTGGTACATTCGGCAGACCTCGATAATAATTACTATTAATTATCATAATGATTTAGAGGAAGGCTTTAATAGCCTTCCTCAACATTATGATAATATTTTTTTTGTAAATAAAGGGGTGAATTGATTGAGAAAAAACTATTACATCCCAGCTCCTGTATCAGCTGATGAAAAAGGTAATGTACCTATATTAATAGAAGAGACTCTAGGAGATGATCCTGGGAATGGCTCTAGAATAAAAGATGGTAATAAACAACTTGAAAATAATGATAAAGTAGATAAATCTGAGTTATTCGGTGATAGTCATGAACGTGTACTAAATACTGATGATTGGGTAGATGTAGAGATTGGTAGTAAGATTGATAAACAATTATTGAAAAATCTCTGTGTTCCTAGCACAAGTCATACTTATTCTGTAGCTGTAGAATTCTTTAAGAATTGGATTCTAAGTAAGTTTGATAAGACTTACTTTAAGACAGTATATATAGATGGTAAGCATCTATTTGATGAGTTTGCTAATATTAATGAACGTGAACTTATTAAACGTGGTAAACCAGCTATTGCTATTATTCCTAACATTGATATTGATTATAATCGTGAAGGTATAGATATCGGTCTACATGATTTGAACTACTATGCTAGAACGTTTAACTATAGAGAAACATTCTTTAAAGATTTAACTAATGATCTATATCTTGGAGTATCATTTGATCAACTATTATTCCAATTCCAAATTAAGATTAAAGTAAATACTAAAGCTAAACAATTAGATTTAGTGAGATACTTAAAGATGGCTTATAAGATTGGTGCTACAAGTGGTTTCTATACTGATATGGATGTACATGTACCATATGATATGCTATTTGATTTAGCTGATAAAGTTGGTTTTGAAGTAGATTATGATAAGAAGCTAATCAAAGAACCATTTAAATTCTTGGCTTATTTAAATAGACACTCTGAGGTACCATTCATATATAAACTACGTAATATGAATTCTAAATGTGAGTTCTTCTTACGTGCTTCAAATATGTATGTACATCTTAGAGTACCAGATATCAATATAGATGATGGTGAAAGACAAAACCAAATAAGCTCTAACTACTATATTGAATTTAGTGCTGAGATGAGATTCCCAGCTCCTAAAATATACTGCTACTTCACTATGCATAAGAGTGAATTCTTACGATTCAATCTTGATGGTGAAAGTAGAACTTATATGGTTAACTTCTCTAATATCCCAGCTACTAATGAGAAAGCATGGGATCAATTCATTAATGTACCATATGAAGAAGAAGATAAGTCTAAACCATTGACTATTAACTTTAAAGAAATCTTTGAGAAAGATATCAATATCATGAGAGTTATTAATGCTTGTAATAAAGCATTTATATCTCCATCAGTATTCTTAGACTTCAAGATATTCAATAATAATGAAGAATACTTATATGATATAGACTGGGAGAATATGTCATTGACTACTAGAAGACCAGTTGAGCATATATTATCTAACTTTGTAGTATATTTGAATAAAGAGTTCTTTAATGATTCTATAACTACCATGGATAATGCAATGAAGAAACGTATCCAAGATACTAAAGTAACTGATAATAACTCTGGAATAGATCCTTACGCAAGATAAAATATCCCCATAGGAGTTCAACTCCTATGGGGTTTATTTTTTTAGTTATAATAAGTTAGAGTGTAGTCGAATTCGATATTCTTACCAGCACCAGAGCAGTATACAATAACTAAAGTATTTGTTTTCTTAACCCATACTTCACCTAGACCGCCGTTTGGATTAACTGTTGGTGTAATAGATACACCAAAAGATGTATTACCGAATTCATGTCTAATAATAGTACCATCTGTACCATTAAAGATACCTGTACCAACTAAGAATGCAGACATATCTTTCTTAAGAGAAAGTTGTTCACGTTCTTGGTCAGTAATAAATCTATTGTTAGGATCTTGTGCAATGATAGAAGGTGGTAACGTTGTAGGAAGATGATAGTTATTAGCTCCTTCTTCAATGGAATCTAATTTAGCTTTATCTTCTTTAGTCAACAAACCATCTCTTTCACCACTAGCAGACAATCCTGTAGCTTTATTATTCCATGCTAAGATTTGTTCATCGGTTACGAAACGATGAGTTGGATCTTGAGCAATAATTGTAGCTTCATGAGTATCTGGATGAACGTAATAGTTTGCATTAGTCTCAATGGTATTCATTTTAATCTTATCATAATGACTCATGATACCATCAAGAGTTTCTGTTGCAATATTACGACTAGCCTTATTAGACCAATCAGCTCTTTCTTTATCAGTAATGAATCTATGATCTTCATCTTGTTTAATAAGAATTGGATCAATATGATCTGGCATACTAAAGTTAGTTGCACCAGCTTCAATAGAATCCAATTTATATTTATCTTCTTTAGATAATAGACCATTATACTGGTAAGTAGCAATTCTGTCTTCAGCTTTAGCTGTCCAGAATGCTTTTTCTCTATCCGTTACGTGTCTAATATTAGCATTGTCAGGATGAACGTAATGATTGGCATTAGGTTCAATAGTATCTAATTTAGCTTTATCTTCTTTAGCCATCTTACCATCTACTGCTACAGTAGCAAGTGGAATGGAGTTAGCTGAGATAGGAATCCAATCATTACCATCGTAACGATAAGTAATATTATCTTCATTACAAGTTACAGTCCAACCCTTTTGTGGAGATGGATATTTAGAAATCAATTCTGTGAAAGTTTCTACAGATTCTTTCCAGATATTATCATACTCTAATTGAGAGAACTTGTTATCAATCTCTTCTTTAGTGTATTTATTATTCCAGCTAAGACGGTCATTATTGGAAACATGCATTTGTTTGTCTCCAATATGACGGTTAACTATAGTTAATACAACGTTTACTTTTTGTTGTGCACCTTCTTGGGTTTCTTTGTTATTCCAAGAGGCTTTATCTACTGCTGATACGTGAATATTTTCATTATCAATATGAGCATCGATAATTTGCTTAGCTTGAGTAATAGTTTCTTTCTCTTTTTGAGTAATATGAATCTTAGTATTACTCAAGTGGTCTAATACGTTCTTATTATTAGCAACGATATTAGATAGATTATTATAATCAATACCGGTACCTTTGACTTTATAGCCATCGGTACCAGCAAATGCTACTAACTCATCAACGACAGAATCTTCATTGATATTTTTAAGACGTCGTAGTATATCTGGTTTTGCCACTACTATATCCTCCTTTATTGTTTTAATGCAGAGATAGCTAACATAGCAGCAGATGTATGCTTAGCAGCTTCTGACATCTTGTTCATTTTATAACGTAAATCAGTATCTTCAAATTTAGATACATAATCATATTCGGCAACTATGAAACCTAAAAGCTCACCGCTATTATATTCAAATATACCACTGAAGATACATGTTTTATCTTGTTCATCAAAGAATAATTTGGAAATGAAGGCATCAATTTTATTCTCATTTTTATAGATAACAAAGTTGTGTTTCTTTAAAAGATCTACAACTAGTTCTTCCATAAATCCTATAGGTATATCTTTATGCATTTTAATCAAATGATATTTAGCTAATCCATCTTTATCTACCTCACAGATGCAAGATGCTTTTAAAAATGGAATATTGTTTAAGGAATGAGTACCATTATGGAATAAATAGAACTCAACTCTATCCGCATCTACGTCTTCTAATATTTCTTTTACATTATGCTTAAGACTATCACTAATTCTTAAGAATATTTCAACTATATTCTTTTCTTTTGTAGTAGGTTTGTCTCCTCGCATTCTAGCTAATTCTTCTTCTAAGTATCTAATTCTATCATCATTATTACCATTGGACTGATTGTTATTATTAGCACTCATAGCCTTAGCTAGATATATTAAGAGTACGATAAGAAGTACAATAATTAAAAGAAAAGCGACTAGACCAAAAACAAATGGACCAAAATCATTTATCATTCTTCCTAAACTTTGAAAAATTTCGTGTACTTCGGAAAGCATTTGGACCTAATCACCACCCCTACTAAATAATTGCCTTAAAGTAACTATTCATATGTTAAAAATTACTTAAGAGCTTTATTTATGAGGTAAGCAGTACCAGTAAGTGCTACAGCACCACCGACAAATTTCATGGTTTTGTTTTCATGTTTAACTTTCTTAAGTTCATCATTTAACTCACGTTGTTTATCTTCCATAGATAATTGATAAGCAGCGATTTGACGATCTGCTACTTTGGTTACATCGATAGTTAATTCATGAGCTTGATTAACTTTAACTGTACCATCTTTATCTGTAGTATGAGATGTTGTTGTTTGCATTGGTACATCGTAAGTTTGATCATTATATTTAATTCTAGCAACTGGTGCTTGATCTTGAATATCTACATCAGCATCTTCAGGAGATTCTTTTTCTACATAACGAATCTCTGTTTGATTATTATTAACTACACGTTCAGTTACTGGTTTATTTTTCTTAAGATCTTCTACTGCATCTTTAACAATACGTAATTGTGCAGCTACTTCTGCATTAGGTAAAGTAGTTTTAAGATCTTCCATCTTTTCATAAGCTGCATCTACTTGGTCTTTCATAATCTTATAAGTAATAAATCCACCAATGGCTACAGATGCAAAGAAAAATAGTAATCCTAAAATAATAGGTTTCTTATAATTTTTAAAATTTTCTATTAAAGTATTCTTAATAGATTCTAAATTAGCTTTCATATAATTCTCCCATAATTATTAAGCAATACGTTCCCACATATTAACTGATATATACGGAGGTAAATTATTATGTGCAACCGCATTACCAGTTTCTTGGGTTTCAAAATCTAAATCAAATTGTGCACTACCAGCATTGATAGAAGCACCATTAATTGGTACAGCCCTAGATGTAAATGTATTATACTTTTGATTTGCTGGAATATCATATGCACCATTACCGCCATTAGATCCATTCCAACCAGTCAATTTGAAATTTGGTGGAGCATCTACTGCTATTTTTTCTTTATTAGGTCGTGTGATTTGAACACCATTATTATTTTCTGTAGTACCAGTAGCATGATAATGGTCTTGCATCATATTAGATGTATCTACTTGAATACCAGATTTTCTAACTCTATGACTATGAGCTGGTAATTCCCTAGTAGTTAATATATGATCTTTTTCACCGCCAGTAGATCTTAATGGATAATCTACACCAGAGCTTATAAGCATTTTACCTGTACTTACTTTTCTCCATTCACCGCCACCTAAGATAGTAGATGGATCTAATGTAGAGAAAGTTAAATAAATACTACCAATAGGATATGCTTTATTTAAGATTTGCTTAGCTACATAGTCTTCTAATAACTTAATAGTTACAGGACTATTAGCATTACCACCTATAGTTACATCAGGTACTTTAACTATACCAGTAAATGTAGGACTATCTGCTTTAGCATAATAAGATGGTAGCATACCACCAAGCTTTTCTGCATTATCTACATTAACATTTAATCTATTAGGATTATCACCATAGATTACATGACCATGCTCATTAACTGTAACTCTAATATAAGACCCTGCATTAACCCCACTTGTAGGATGCTTATAGTTATTAGCAAAGTTATCAATCTTATCTAACTTAAACTTATCTTCAACACTCATTAGACCAGCTACTTGTTCAGTTGCAGGTTTAATTCCGTCTAAGATAGTATTCCAACGATTACGCTCTTCAGCTGTAATATGCTTAACATCATCTTGAATATGAGCATATGATAAATCAATCTTCTCATTAAGCAAGGAGTTAAGTTCTTTATTGGTAATTTTGTCTAGTTGTTTATCATAACTAACACCGCTTCTACTAGAAAAAGAAACGGCTAATTTACTAGTTGCCATACTTCCTCCTTACTAACATACTTGATTTTTATATTCCCAAGTATCACCTTTACCGGATCTCATTATACATTGGTTATCAAAAAGAATAAATTCATAAGCTGGTTCATCTTCATCTGCACGCAAACCAAATACTGTAGCATATTCGGTAGTTGTATCCATATTTAATCCAAGTACAGATATTTTACGTTTACCGATAAACTTAAAGAAATTAGAGTAGTCATTTGGTTTAGTTGGTTTCTCAGTATCATCATTCAATGCTTTTAAGAATAAACCAACTTCAGCAAATACTGAATTCCATTTCTTAACTGAGTCATATGCATTCAAACAGTTGTTAGGACCAATCCAGAATTTCTTTTGATCTTTCTCTTCAGGATCGTTCTCTTGTTTTACATATGGAGATTGAGCTTTAATATAACCAATATTAGCAATTTGATCATCTTCAGCATCTAGTTTAGGCATAGGTGCTTTAGGAGTACCAAAGAATGTTGGAGAAGTTAACTTAGCATAAGAGTCAGCTGGTACATTACCAAGACGATCTGCATTATCTGCAGTTGTATTAATCTTAGACGGATTACGACCAGAAATTACATGACCTTGTTGATCTACTTCTACTTGCAAATATAATCCAGGTGTAACTGCCGTATTAGGATGCACATAATGATTTGCTTCAGCTTCAATACCAGCAAGTTTTAGTTTTTCTTCTGGTGACATAAAGCCTTTAGTGTGTTCATCTGCCAATGGTAAATCAGTTACTTTATTCCATCTATCTTTGTCTTCTTGAGTTACATGAATAACTTCATTTTGCGTATGAGCAAGATTCTGCTTTATAGTATTCTGAAGAGATAAAGATAGTTCTTTAAAGCCAATTTTATCTAATTCGTAGTTATAATGCATACATTAACCTCCTTTATTTGTATTACGTTTATGTTCAAAATAGGGCTCCAATGAGTTCTGAGACCCATTGGAGCACATAAGGTTATTCGCCTTCAGGAATTAATGCAAGAGCATCTTCACATTCACTTTGGAAACGTTCAAGTAAAGCTTGACGACTAGCAGATTGGTTCCATTCATAAGAAGAGCATACACCAAGATAGATTGCTTTAATCATAGCTCTATCGATATTCTTACCATCTACATAAGACATAGTTGGATATCCAAGATAATCAAGAGCATCCATCCACATTTCTTCGATATTACCAATACCATATTGAATAGCACGAGAGAATACTACTTGTTTCATAACTTCATGATGGTTTTCAATATTATATCCAATACGACGAAGAATAGCAATTGCAGGATCATAGTAATGCTCAAGTACATATTTATCTTGAGCTTCTTCGAAATCTTTAGCATTATCAGAGTTAGCTAACCATTTCCATGCTGCATCAAATTCAGCACCAGTTAAAGGATGTTTAGCTAATTCAGCCCCAAACCAATAACCTTTTTCTTGTAACCAGTCTACAAATTCATCTAAAGAACCTGCATTACTGGAGAATTGGTAAGTGCCATAAGATTTCCCGCCTGGGTCTCCCCAACCGCTAGAAATAGTACCAATACCAGCACCACCAGATTCATACTTTTCGGATAATTCACCGATTTTCATAATTTAATTCCTCCTTACATTTCTTTAAGCGGCTTATGAATCTTCTTTGGTCTAGAAGAATTAGCCATTTCAATAACATCATCTGCAGCTTTACTATTAACAGGCACCTCTACAATCGGATGCTCGACAACAGGCTGCTCAACAATGGGAGTTTTTACAATTTTTGGTGCAATAGGGAATTCACCTTCTGGAGAATTCTTAGAACTATCCACCAACCATTTGAATAAACCAATTAAGCCAACACCACAGGCAGATAATCCTTGCCAGCAGCTATCAATTTCAAACTTAGTTCCGTATAGTCCATTGGACCAATAACCGAATAACCAAGATCCTAAAACTAAAACTGCTGCCAATAGACCGAAGCCCATGCAAATTAAAGCCATATTGGCTCTCAGAGATCTTAAAAGACTCATGAATTTTAGATCCTCCTTTTATAAAATAAAGCCCCAAAATACCCTCTAAAGGTGGAATCGGGGGTTATCATTATGTTAAAACATTATGGTAATTGATTAACTGAAAGGAGACAAATATGGAAGTCTTTAATCCTGTATATGATAAAATTTCATTAAATGATTTATCTCCAGAGCTTCAAGCATTAATTAAAGATTCTTCTGAATCTGTGTCTTATAATTTAAGTAGACATATGAAAGATAAGAATGCTCATATTAATAGTTTAGATAGAGAAGCATGGAATAATAAAGCACCTAATGAATCACCTAACTTTACTGGTGTACCAACTGCACCAACTCCTACATTGGGTGATTCTTCCAATAAAATTGCAACTACTGATTTTATTACTAACACACTTAAAATCTTTAAACCAGAGATTGCAATCAAAGCTAATAGATTAACTAATAAGATCAATATCAAACTTGGTGGTGTAGCTGATTCTACCCCAGTACAATTTGATGGTAGCGGAGATCTAGTCATTCCTGTAACTACAGTAGATACTTCTGCACTTAGAGGTGTCTTAGGTAAAGATAAATTATCTGGTAAATATGATATCTCTATTTCTGGTAATGCTAATCATGCAGATACCGCAGACAGAATTGGTGGTATTGAATTAAATGAATTAGCATTAAAAGAATCTCCAGCTTTCCAAGGTAAACCAACTGCTCCTACAGCAGTATTTGGTACAGCTACAGATCAAATTGCTACAACTAAATTCGTTGATAAAGCTATCAAAGCATTAGACTTAGCAGCTATTGCAGCTGGGGCTGGTGGTACACAAACTGGTACTAGATTCAATCCATTTAAAATTAAGATCACTGGTAAGGCTACAGCTAATGAAGTAACTGTAGATGGTACAAGTGATGTAAATCTTAATGTAAGAGATTTAGCTATTGATTATAATGAGATTGCTAATAATCTTAATATCACTAGAGTTAATGGTCATACTGTAGGTAAAGATGTACCAGCTGATGCAGTATTTACTGATACGGTTTATGTGCATCCTAATACTCAAACTGATTTAACTGCAACTGAATTTACTGCTGTTACTGTAGATCGTCAAGGTCATGTAATCGCTGGTCGTAATCCATCTACACTAGATGTGGATATTACTAAGAATGCAGCATCTGCCGATAAATTAAAAACTGCTCGTAAGTTTAAATTCTCTGGTGTAACTGCAGCTGATGTAAGTTTCGATGGTACTTCTGATGTAACAGTAAATGTCACTGCTATTCCAGCTAATATTATTACTGAGTCTGAAGATAAACAATTTATGTCTAAAGCTCAAAAAGATAAGTTAGCTGCTACTTTAACTGCAACTGAGATTGCTGATAAGATTACTGAAGCAAGCTCTGGTATGGAATGGAAAGAAGCTGTAGATACTAAATCTAAAATTTCTACTAGATATCCATCTCCTAAGAAAGGTTGGACTGTATCTGTATTAGATGAAGGTAATACTTATCAATACAATGGATCTAACTGGGTAGTAGTTTCTAGTAGCAATATGCCTAAAGCAACTGCGACTGCTGATGGTAAAATGTCTAAAGAAGATAAAGCTAAATTAGATGGTATCGAAGCTGGTGCTAATAACTATACTTTGCCTGCTACATTACCAGCATCTATGATTACTCAAGATGATAATCATTACTTCGTAACCAAATATCAAAATAAGAAACTCCAAGATTTATACAATAAAGGTGAAATGGATACTAAGTTTGCTACTAAAGCAGATTTAGCTAGAACTGATACTGTAAGTTTAGGTAATGGATGGAAAATCTTAGCTACTAATACTGGCGAATTATCTTTCACATTCAATGGTGTTGAAAAAGCTAAACTTGGTACTGATGGTGCATTCAAAGCTGTAAGCTTAGAAGAAACTGGAGGTAACTAATGTTACCTGTAACTAGAAAAGCACTTAAGTATTTTATGAAATTGATTACTCCTGAATATATTAGCTGTTACTTTGTAGCTGTATTCTTTCAAATCTTATGCTATATTACTAATCCTATCGTAGTTCTATTCTGTGATAAGTATGGTAATCTTCCTAAGATATTTAGACTATGGCAAACATATGATAATTGTCTTGATATAGACTGGATGATCTATGAAGAAATAGTTCCTAAAGTGTTTAGATATGACTTTAAGAAGCATTATAAATATTATCCAGAAGAAAAGTCTAATGAAGAGTTAGTTCCAGGTCATGTAGCTATCTTAGATGATGACTTTACTTTTAAAGAAAGAGTACAACGATATTTCTGTAGACTATTATGGTTATATCGAAATACTGCTTATGGATTTGCATATAAAATTCTTGGTATAACTTATACTGGTATTAACCAACATGTATTAGAGAATGACCAAACTAAAGGTAAACAAATCTTTGTATCTTTTATTGAAGATCCACATGGTATTGATAGATACTTCTCTGTAAAATCAGCAGAATATTGGACAGTACCATTTACTAATAAACAATTTAGATTTGATATCTATCTTGGTTGGAAGTTAGCTGGTACTCAAGATTATACTAATGAAAAACGTGCAATGGTTGCTATTAGAATTAATCCATTCTTAAGTGTAAAATAATTAAAAGTGGTACATCCAATTAATTTGGATGTACCATTTATATTGTTTTGGAGGCAAATATGATTAATGTAATCCCATTAATAGCTAAAAAGTATAACCGTAAGGGGGATACGTCTGGTAGTCTTAAATCATTAATATCTGATCTAAATTGCGTTACTGATAATGATGATGTTTTATTATTCTTATCTAGTATTCCTAGAGAGACAAAGTATTCTTTAGATGATGCTTTTGATATAATTGTATCTAATGATGAATATAGTAATATATTTAGAGCTACTTTGGTATTTCTAAATATAGATTTAGATTATCATAGATTATTATTGAATGCAATCAAATCAGAGTCTTATACTATTATATGTATGATCAATAAAGCAATACCAACTCCTGATTTATTCTTGGCTAAGAATAACTATGAATGCTTAACTATTGCTTTAGATAAATCTTATGCAATATTTGATAAAGTACTTGGTATGGTTGTTGGTCAAATAAAACATACTGCATCTTCCAAAGAAGGTAGAGCTTTAGGTATATTTATGACAATATGTATCCTTAATAAAGATATTGACAAGTTAGCTTCTTTATGTACTGGATACTTAGCAACTTGTAGATCTGAATATATGGTAAAAGACTTAATGAATAAGTCTGCTATGGATGCATTCCAATATATGTCTGAAGAAGATATTCATGCAGTAGTTGATGATATTAATTCTCGTACTGTATTATCTAGATACTTAAATAAAATGTAAAAGAATACCCCATAGGAGTTCAACTCCTATGGGGATACCTTTTGCAATCAATTGTTCATTTGGCATATTATATTTAGTCAATGGACGAATATCTTGATAGTATTGTTTACCATTGATTTCTTTCTTCCATGCAGTACATAGAGAGATTGTATTGATACGTGCTTCATTGATACCAACTGTATTGATGAACCATTCACGACATTCTTCTTCAGTAATCTTTAAGTTGATTTCAATGAAAGTTTCAACTTCAGATTCTTTAGTGGAATTGTAAATAGTAGCATCTACTGTAGTGCCATCTTCAAAACGAATCTTTTTAACTGGTTTAGATTCAAATGTTTTGAAGTAATATGCTACACGGTTACCAATGATTTTACTACCATGGTAGATTTCTTTTTTAGCATCAGTCAAGTCTTCAGTAATCAATGGGAAACGGAATGGAACCAAATACTCTGGTGCACACCATTTAGCATAGTTAACTTCATATACTTGAGAGTTTTCACGACCACAACCATCAGTACCAACACAGAATAAGTAAACTTTTTCTGGTGTAGATGGTGTTTCAAATACAGAGTTTTCTAAGTTCATTTCTGTATTATAAGATGGTGTAGTATATTGTCTAGGAATATCAAAATGTTGAGTAGCAGTATATTCTGCTCCAGGTAAGATGATTTTGTTTTCACCTTCGAATAATAAGATATCAGTACCACCAACAAAGACTTTGATGTTGGTGCGGTTATGTGTTGCAGTAATATTACTGCCATCTGTAGTATGGCTAAATTCTGCAATATTTAACTGTTTATCAGGCATCTTACATTTACCTCCAATTAGTTTTTATCTTCAAAATTTATTATTATGTTTTGGTTATCTATTGCTATCGTATTGAGATACGTATACATGATCTATTAATTCAAAGTTATCAGTATATTTATCTTTAACTTTAGGTCTAATTCGATCAAATGTCTCAGACATAGCATAGTGTTGTAGACGTAAAGAGTTAGCGTAAATTAATACTTCTTTCTTAATAAGTCTACGTAAATCGTCAGTACGTTTAAGTACTGCGTAAATGTGTAATTTATCATGGACATCTGTAGTTGGGTCTAATGTAGATATACCATGATCTTTGATGCCATATTTTTTGAAGTAGTATCTTAAGATATATACTAATTCTTTTTGAGTGATATTATCTATTTCATACTTCTTGGTTAGATAGCTGCTGAAACCATCATAGAATAACTCAAAGTCTTCATTTCTTAACTTAGATAGATACTTGATTGCATCAATTGGTTTAATATATTGATTATAACGTCTATCGAAATTATAAACTGTAGTTAAACCAGCTAACTCAATCTTATAAGATTTAAAGAAATCAATAACTTTAGATACATACATCTTCAAGTAATCAATACCTATACCCGGTAGATAGTTGAATAACTGTTTATAATCTTCAGATCCCATGAATACTTCAATATATTTAACTGTATCCATAATTGTATTAGTAATAGCTTTCTTACGTTGAAGATCTTCACCAATAGATTTGATACGAAGAATAGAGTTATATAGATCTATATCTTGATATCTTAAGTATTCAGTATAAGTCTTAGCAACTTGATCGCCATTTACTCTAAAGAATTTATTGCTAAACTTCTTGATTAATAGAGCATCGTATACTGCCTTATATGCATCATAGATACGTTTATTATCTGCATAATACATACCTTTGACGACTACATCATAGATCTTAGTATTATTCTCTAAGATGCTCATTAAACCTTTCATGGATATACCAGGTTTATATTTCTTAAAGTCAGCTACTTTTAAATCTTCTAGGGTATATCCATATTTACGTTCAATATCTCTACGGAGTAAATCTAAATCTGCATCGAAATTGAATCCTTGGATATACATAATAGGAACTGTCTCTGTTTGGATTGTATCTTTCTTATTATAGTATAAGTAAGATAAAGAGAATAGATAGCATAAGATGGAAGATAGCTTAAATGTCTTATCAGGTCTAATATTAGGAACTGATAATCTAATACGATCTTCAAATCTAGTATCATCAAAGAATACGTTAAAGAAGTATGGAATCTTGAATGATAAGTCACTCATAGACATAACTGTATCTATAGAGATGTATTTAGTTCTAGCATAGTTGAATTCTTTCTCTAGGATCTGGTTTTTAATATCCAATGGATCGAATTCATTAGTCCATAGCCAATCATCTTCTGTAAATGTATCATAATCTATATACTTAGATTCATCACGAATATAATTATCTGCAGAGTCATTCAAAGGAATCTTAACAAACTTAAGATCATAATCCTTTGTAGGGTCTTCGATAAAGATATTTTTACGTTTAGCATTTACATAGGAGAATGTAAATAGAATAGTATCGCCATGCTCTAAGATTTTATTTACATCAGCGAATAATGCTTGATCGTCTACGATTTCATAATCGACATTCTCTTCTAATATAGTACCGTCTTCACAAAGAATCTGCATTTGGTTATTATTGTCAGACTCTAAGAAGTTATCATAAGGATATGGGATATCTACAACTCTTTTACCATTTCTAAGATCATATATATTATACTCAGTTCTAATATAGTTATTGAAGTTATCATAGATTGAGTTATAGATAAAGATACATCTAACTTCACGACCTTTTTCTAGGTTAATAGAGTCATCTAAAGTTAGCATTGTACCAGATACAGTATATCTTGACTTATCAATGATAGTACCACCAACTGTTACAATCATACCATTACCAGACTTTTCATAGTTATAGAACGGATAGTTGATTATAAATACCTTTTGGTTAGCTACACGAGCTTTAAGAGAATCTTCAGTAATATGAATAGTATAGTTATTACGTGGATCTTGGAAGAAGTATACTTTAACTATATCTTTACCATCTACATAGTCTTTAGAGTTTCTAAATGATAAGATATTACCATTCATGATAAAGTTAGATCTATCTAGGATTTCACCATTAATAGTAATTAACCACTTATTACGTTTAGAGTCATAGCCCTCATATGGGAAGTTAATCTTAAATGAACTAATTATACGATTGATTTCTAATTGTGCAGAGGTTAATTTGATTCGTTCTCTATTCTTAGGATAGATAAAGTGAATCTTAATCTCAGTACCAGTACGTAATACTTTAGTTTGATCTAGGATTTTGATTTTATTCTTTAAGAATGTATACTCAGAAGAATAAACTGGTTTACCATCAAGGAATATCTCAATCGGATATTCACTTTCTTGATATCCTTTAAATGGCACTTCAATTTCATAATCTTGCATACCAGGAATTTGTACTGTAGTTGTAAAGAATTTCTCTTCTAGCTCTACATCAAATCCTTCAGTATAAATATTATTGAATACTACACTACGATTTCTAGTTACTTTATCTTGAGGATATACAAATGAGAAGTTCTTACCATTAAGCATATATCTATCAGATGGAAGTAATACTGAACCATATAATGCAAAGAACTCACCACCATACTGTATATAGTTATAATATGGCTCTGGTACATCAAAGCTACTGATTGCAGTATCAGTAACAGTCTTAAAGTTATATTCAGTTATCTTACTCTTAATAGGATATAGTGGAGAGTAAATAAATACTACAGACATCAAACGTTCTGTAGTAATCTTAGCCCAGTCTGTATCTTCATTGAAAGTAATCTTATTACCATTTACAGTATATCGTTTTGGATCAATGAAAGTACCACCAGTGGATAGATACATTAATCCACCCATATCTGTAAAGTCAGCTATAGGATATTCTATAGTGAAGTTCTTTTGTTTATTATCAGTGATAGGATATTGTCTAACTTCAGTAACGATCTTATATCCATCTAAGTTAGAGATATCATCATTAAATTCATTATTAGAGAAGAAAATGAATTCAAGTTTAGACTTTCCTCTAAGGAAGTTAGCATCTTTGAAGTTAAGTTTACCATCTTTAGAGATAGTATACTTATCTTCTAATACACGTTTACCATCTACATTAACAAAGACTGCACCGCCTTTATCAAGGAAGTTTTCATGTGGGAATGGAATCTTAATACCATTAGATGCAAAGCTAGTTAAAGTCTCATTAGCTACATCAACCTTTTGGTCTGTATCTAATACTTGCTTAACTTTGTAGTTGAATATGTACTCACCTGTATCTTCATCTACTTTACGATCACGTAAGAGATAGTATTTAAAGATACGTAAATCGTCAAAGCCAAAGATAGAGCAAATATCTACCATACATTTAGCAGTTGATTTGTATTTAAGTAACTCATGAAGTCTCCGCATCATTCTAACTTGATAGATTAATGGGATTTCATCATAATATGGTACACCATGAGACATGAATATATATCTTACACAACGTTCATCAAACACATCAAGATTAATGATATGCTCTTGAACTTCAGATACTAAGTCAATCATGGTTTGAATGATAATAAAGATAGTTAACCAAGCATCATAATACTTACTATCAAATCTATGAGCTTCAGAGTAGATTGTATTAATAGCAAATGCTCTATTTACATTAAATCTACGCTCAAACTTCTCTTTAACTACAGAGTTATCAATAGATGGTAACCATAAGAGTTGGAATTCTGTTGCTTTTCTAGCTTTATAGATATCGATATTAGATTTAATATACTTTAGATAATCATATTCATCATCTGTATATCTAGCTAATACATTATTCCAAATACCACGTTCTTCTAATTCACTAATTGTAGCATCATCCATCTCATGTAGAGGAATTCTATAATCAATACCGATATTTTCTATTCTTAAATCTTCAGGAACAGTTAATCCCTCATGACCTAAGTTAGGTAGACCGGTAATTTTACGATAATAGTTATTCTCTTCTACATAGTTAGCAATAAATACCTTTGCAGCTTCATCTCTAGCTTTTTCTCTATAATCTTCTGGAATATAGCTAGGATCTTCTACTGCCTTTTGGAAATAATTAGATGGAACCCCAGCTCTAGCTAAGATATCCACCGTATAATCATATAATCTCCAATCTGCAGTTCCTTCAACAGATTGAGTATATAGGTCACCCATGAATTCTGTACGTACAGTCTCATTCTTAACAGCTTCTGTCTCAGACTTTACAATACATTTCATGCCTAATTCTTTTACATAATAAATGAGTACGTCTACAAAAGGATATTCTGTAAACACTTTATCCATATTAGGATTTTGCATATTGTAAATTTCCTCCTTTCAGAGAGAATTTAGATTTTACTTTAATAGTATGTAACCCTAATAAGTGCTTATCCTTAACATATAGATATAGACAAATTTTACAAAGGAGCATAGTAAAATGAATGAATTCCCTGATTTACAATTAAGAAAAGATCCGGTGAATCCAGTACTAAGATCTCCATATGTACCTTTTGAGTTACCATTCTATCAAACTAAATATACATTAATGGATATAGATGTTTATACAAACTTTATTAAGAATGCTGTTAGTAGATTTAGAAAGTCTAGAACTTATACTCACTATAAAGGGTATCTAATGAATCTTGGTATGGATCACTGTCAATTACATAGCAATATCTATGCAGACATGGCTACTATTGAAATGCATCATAACATGCTAACTATCTTCGATATTGCAGTTATATTAACTGAGCATACAATCAATACTATTGGATATATTACAACTTTCGACTTAGTTAATCTATTGAAGAAAGTTCATACTGAAAATAAAGTACAACTTGTAATGCTATCTTTAACCGCACATCAACTATACCATAATGCAAATGGTATGTATATCCATCCAGATATGTGTTTCGGTAACTGGATGGCTTTCTTAGAAGAATACAAATTTGGTATAACTATTGAGCTGGCAAACAAAATAATAAATTACGTAAATTATGCTATCTCTTTAGGTGATACACATACTGGTGAACTCCTAAAACTCAGAGATAAAGTCCAAGATTGGAGTGTTATGAATGAATATGGAGTTAATCGTACTGGGTATTAATTACTTTATTATCCTACTTATAATCTTCTTAGTTTATAAAGTTGCTAATAAAATAGCTAATGCTTATAAAGAAAAAAATAAAAGAGAATTAGATTTGATTCAAATGTCTATGTCTACTTCATTAGATGAAATGACACAGACTATTGATACGTTTATAAATGAATCTATTCAAGAATTTGCTGTTATGAATAATATTCAAGATTCTAAATATATTAATACTGAACTTGAACAAGAACTCCGTAACTTTGTTATGGAAAGTGTAAGTGGACGTATATCCATTAATCTACTTAATAAGCTTAGACTCTTCTATAAGGAAGATATTATTCCTGACTTGATTGCTAAGAAGATCTTCCTAGCAGTCACTGCATATACAGCAATCAATAACAATGGTGCTACAAGTAAAAAAAATAAATAACTTTGGAGGATGGGAATATTCCCATCCTCCTTATTATTTTAATCTTCGATATCGGATACTGTTGTACGGAATACATCAACTCCACCTTCTAATACATATGCAGATTTACCTACATATGGATCTGTTGAAGTAAACTTTCGTGCTACTTCAACTGCATTATCAAAGCTGTTGCAAACTCCAATTGTATATCCAAATTGGTCTTTAACTATATACATATTATTTACCTTCTTTCTTTAATGTGTTAACTACATCAACTACAAATAGAAACGTAGAAATAAAGCTTAAACCAATCCACATTTTTGGATGGTCTTTAATGGATTTTTCTACATTAGCTAATTCAAATTTGTGAGTACGGTTTAACATGATATACCTCTTTCTGTCCTAAAGACTAAACTAATAAATACTATATCATTATATCACATTAATAATATACAGTTAAAGAATACCACTATTACAAAAAAAAGAAAACCACTAGGAGTTTAACTCCTAGTGGATATACTTATACTTTTCCATATACTCCCCAAATAAGAGAAGATATATATCTTAGTACTTTCTCATTATAGCTAATATCTAATGATCTAACATCGACTAAATCTGAATCGATATAATAAATGTAGTTCATACTGGATACTTTAAATTTAGATTGTAAATTGAATTCTCTATAATACTCTATATTGAGTTCGCCGTTTACATAATCACGGTAGAAGTCTCTTAGAGTATCAATAGCAAGTTGAATATTGTTTTTGGAAACCATATTCATTACTTTAAATATCAATGTAATAAAGTAGTCTTTATGAAGCTCTATATTATGTGGATCTAATCCGACTATAGCTTGCTTCATACCAAACATATCTTGTTTTGTCATTAATATGAATTCACCAACTCTAATAAAGTTATCGTATTCATCTACTTTAAGATTATCGTCATCTAAGTCGATATCATTTAATACTAGATTGTAATCATTGAGATATAAAATCTTTTCTGGTTCAATCTTATCTAAATGATAAGACCAGTCCATTTTATTCTCTGATGTATACTTATAGATAGTATCGCCTATAAGTATATCAATAGATGAAAATCTCATTGTTTACTCCAATGCATTTGTATATGTATTCATATCAAATGGATACCAAATTTGTAATGGTTCAAAGTTCTTCTTAGCCTCAAGTTTATAATAAGCTGCACGTTGCAAATATGCAAGTTGAGCCCCTTGAGGAGAGAAGTCTATATCATCACGTATACTATATACATCATCCATATCATAAATAATCTGAGGATGTATACCATACGTTCTTCTAATCACATTACACATCATTTGAGTAACCATATCAGAATATTCATCATTGCTTACAATAATGAATACTTCAGAACCATTATAGAATCTAAAGATAGCTTTATAGAATTCATAGAACTCTACTTCAGATTGATTAAACAATACTTCACTGAAGATTGTCTCGAATTCTGGGCTATCAATAAGATATTGATAAGTCAGCTTGTTGATAAGCTGACTTACATAATTCCATGGGTTTCTTGGATAATCCCTTGAAGTCAATTCAGCTACAAAGATATTCTCTGGTAAAGCATCTTGTTGTTGTTTTAGATCCCAGATATCTTTATAGTCTCCATATTCTATCATGAGTTGTTTATCCAACTTATCTTTATCATCTGCATATAGATAAGTTCTATAATACTGATAGATTGGTTCTGTACAAAATACAAACTTCATTCTAATCACCCATCAATGCAGGAGTCAAGTCTGGATCTTCAGACTTAACAGCTATAATATTTTGGAATGCTTTATCTTGTAACTCTACAGAAACTTCATCATCTAACTTGATATTCTTACTCAAGAGATAAGAGTTAACTGTATTTCTATCAAATGAAGTATTAGCCATATATCTTACATAGCTTTGCTCATTGATATATCCATATTGGAATAAGTTAGTTACTGCATAACCAATACTAAATACAGATGGAATGAATGATACCATAGTTGGACCACTATATGTCATCTGTAATTGTAATGATGCGGCAAATACACTCATAAGAACGTCCATAAATGGAATACTATCTTTACTCCATTCTTCATCTGTAGTGTATACTACTACATTCTTATTATGCATAGCTGCACCTACTAAGAAGATATTCATAATAATATCTACTTGGTTTAGATAAGACATGTAAGCTTCTTTGAATGCATCTTCACCATAATCTACATAGACTGATACTACATTGAATGGTGGAAGTAATACTGGAAGCTTAACTACATTAGGATTCTGTAATAGAACTGCTGGTGCATGTTCAGTTACAATAACCACTCTCGTTCCTGGATCAACACTAGCTTGAGCAGCTAGTGTTGGATCATTTGTGAACGTAATTCCATTCATCGAATCACCTCTTAGTAACGATCACTTGTGGACATACGACGGCGACGAACTTTAGGTTGTTCTTCTTCGTCTTCTTCTTCGAATTCAGATTCAATGTCCAACTTAATATTTAGAATGATTGTAGCAGCATTAGCTAATTCATCGCCTAATGCTTTACGGAAGTCACCAACACGAACTTCATTATCTTTCTTGATATCGCTATCGATATAAGCATAGAATACTTCAGGAAGAAGTTCTTCAATAGTCATTACTTTAGAGTCATCAAGATCTTTCAAGATTCGTGTGAATTGTTTATCTAATTCTAAGATCTCATTATAAGTATAAGCGTCTTCAGTACCTACAACGGATTCGATATCTGCTGCAGCTTCACCAATAAATTCACCTAAAGTTTTAATTTGATCAATTGTCAATAACATATCTTCTTTCTCCTCTACAGGTTTCTCTTCTAATTTAATGTCACCATCAGTATCAATTTTTACAGGCTCAGATACCTTAGTTTCAATATGAATAGGATTGATCTTAACTGTATTTTGAGGTTTTTTCATATCCTCAGATAACTTCTCCAGAGCCTTATTATGCATAGTGTTTTCTAAGTCACGAGCAGGTCTTTCTGGTTTAGGTGCGAAGTATTTATTGATACGTGGAGGAGCTGGATTGATAGCTGGAACTTCAATAACTAATTCAGGCTTCAATTCTTCTTTATGAAATTCTTCAGCTTTCTTTTTCTTAAACTCTTCGGTTTCTCTATGCATATCTTCATAATACTTACGAATTTTTTCTTCATTGACAATAGACTTAGCTTCTAGTTTAGCTAAGTTTTCTTTCATCTTATCAATCTCTTCAAGATCTAGTTTAGAAGTGATGTCTAACTTATTCTCAGTAGTATCGTTTACTTTAACTTCATCAGTGTAAACACCATGATCGTTATCCCAATATAATTCTCCGTTTTTGAAAATTTGGATCTTCATAGTCATGTCTATTTCCCTCTTTCTTGTAAACAAGGCGATCTTCTTACGACCATCTTTGAATTCGGATGCCATATGAATCCCGCCACATTTAAGACATATAATATTGTTGAACCCGGCATCATAATCTAATTCCCCTCGACATTGCTCAGTTGTATCTAGATTCAATGTATGAGTACAATATAAAATCTTTGGATCCAGAATATACATGTCTGCATAGTCAAGTAATACTGGACCAAATCCTTTTCTTAAACCCCAGTTTTTAAATGCTTTAGTACCAAAGTCATCTATGATAAATCTACCAACAATGGTTTCCATTATTCTATAGATATCTTCACGTACAGACCACATTTGATAGAGGTTCTCTATTGGTACTACTCGTTCGAATATACCAACGTTACCATCTTGACTAATATCAAAACACTTAGCCACAAATGGTTTTAGATACTTCTGGTTTACGATTTCATCTGGATTGTTTTTAGAACCAGCTTTATCTAATGCTATTTTAATACAGAATGTAGCATTATCATCAAGTGGCTCATAAACAACACGGTTTGTACCACAACCAGATCGTTTAAACCCTTTTGGTTTAACGATAGCATCTAGTTTCTGGAACTTCTTCTTGAAGGCTTTATCCTTGCGATCAAAGATGATCTTCTTAATCAATGCTAATTCATCATCATTAAAGAAGTCATATACGCAAGGACCTTCAATAGATTCGAATAACTCCTCCAATGTAGTGAATGTATTCATACTTTGGTAGATATCCGCATCATGATATAACCTACTATTGATTTTGGAGTTATCTAAGTTGCCAGTCAGATCATCAATTATCGTTGACTGCAGTTGCATCCCATGTACCTCCTAATTCAGGAGCAAAGTATTGTTTAAGTCTAGCTGCTCTATCCATAGCTTTACCATATACTTCCTTCTGAATTTCTTTCAATGGTCTATCATCATAAGTTTCAGTCTCTGGATCTTTAATTCTAGCACCTTCAGGGAATGGTTTATTAGTTGCTTCCATTTGCTCTAAGATAGAGTTATCAAAAGCTACTCTACGTCTATTGTAGTTGTATCCCATTTCATCAGGTAAAGATAATCCAAGAATACCATTATTCATAGCATCAGCAAAAGCTGCATTATCATCTAACTCATTAAGTAAATCACTAGTTCTACTGATTCTTGTTTTATGAGCATAGTTTTCAATAGCATCATTGAATTTATCATGATCATAGAATCCACTTAAGTCTCTAGGACGTACATGAGTTAAAGAATAGTTATAGGCTGGCATTGCTTCAGAGTATGTATCAAACATATTCATCAAGCCTTTATGCTCACCTGGTTGACGACGTTCATTAATCTCTTGAAGTTTAGCAGTGAATGGAGATCTCATACTATAAACACGGATCGTTCCATTAGGACCTACTGCACCTCTACGAGATTGCATATAAAGAATTTGTTGTTCAGACATTGGAACTACATTTGCAGCTCTAGCATTTCTAGCTAACGTTTCAGCTCGCTTAGTATATGCTTCAAACTCTTCAGGAGTCAAGTCATTAACATTCTTATCACTCACAGGATCATAGTTATTACCACCCATTTGAGGACTTGTACGTTTAACAAAACTATTCCATGTACCATCTGTTTGATAGTATGGATTATAATTCAAGTCATGCATCATACCAAATGGATCTCTATCAACAACTTCATTAGCCTCTTCGACTGTATACCCTAAATGGTTAAAGCAATCTCTGATCATACTATTAACCATAAACATTTGCTCTGTATATTCATCACGACGTTGTTTAGATTCAGCATTAATCTCCATTTGAGACTTAATTCTATTCATTTCGTCCCATATACGAGCATGCTCAGGATTTAATGGACGACCTGTACGATCTACCCATTCTTTGACTTTACTATCAAAGTAACAACCATTTGCTTGAAGTTCTTCAGCTGTAATGAATGTAACCATATTAGGATTATTCTTTACAGATTGCTCATACTTATAATGCTCATACTTGAGCTTATTAGTATTATACTTTTGAACTTGATAGTTGTATTCAAGAATTTGTTGTTCATATCTATAGAAGTCATCCATTGGATGGTTAGGTATGTTTTGTTGAAGTTCTTGAATACGATTATTGATATTATTGATTTCTCTTTCCCAGCTAGCTCTTACTTGAGGTTGCATGTAAGTCCATTGGGAGCAAAGAATCGTATTACGTTGGTCAATAAGAGCACGGATCTCATTATAAAGAGCTTGTTTGTTTTCTTCAAACCAAGCACCTTTAATGTATTCATTATACTCATTAGTATATTTAACCATCGCATTATACGTAGCTAATCTTTCTTCGTAAGGAATAGATTGGTCTTGCATTTCCGCAGAGATATCTCTTGGAGGTTGCAAGTTAGTTAGGTCATAAATTCTTTTAGGAACTTCCATCAAAGGAATTGTATAACCGAACGGTACATTTAATGCATCTAAATTATATTGACCATTTGGAAGCATTGGAGGTAATCCAATAGCTGCTTGCATTTGATATTGGTCAGCCATATATGTATTCTGTACCATTTGATTTAGTTCTTCATCTGTTGTTGTATCTATTTCTGGATCAGCATCTTTAGTTACACCAACCATGAAGTTTTCTAAGTCAGGAATATTAAGACCTTCTTGATCTTTAAGTTGCTCCATATAAGCAAGATGTCTTCCTACACCAGAAGATAATACTGCTGTACCTGGAGGGAATTGTCTAAACATTCCTTCAGTAGGATCTAGTCCCATACTAAGCATCTTTTCTTCATACAATTCTAGATTGTAATCTAATTGATACTCAGGGTGTGTTTTTAAGAACTCATGGATTTCATTCTCATCAGTAGATTCATTCCATGGAACTGGTCTAATATGCACACCACATACAATATTATTTAAGCGATTAATATATTCATTTCGTAAAGATAAAGTCTGAGCCATGAACTCATTACGAATTCTACTTTCAGATGCTTTAATCTTACCACGGATGATATCCATCGCTTCTGGATTATTTAGATCGGATAAGCTAAATCCGACTACTTGTCCAGAGCTATCTGTCTTTATCATCTAGCGAATCCTCCCATACCATTCATCATATCTTGAATAGGATTACCTGTGTAGATTGGTTGACCTACACGACTCTTAACCATATTATCATACTCTACTTTAAATTGTGGACAGTGACGATATAATACATCGATCTCTCCAGCATCTGCAATATCAGTTGCACCAGTCTTAGTATGATGGACATATACTACACCATTTGGATCAATGTAGTATCTTAAGCTACTAGTGAAGTCTTGATGATGTTCAGGAGCGATAACCTCTTTAATTGGGTTAGGAGCATCTCCATTTACATAACGACCAAAGATTCCACTATAAGGTTTTGGTTT